GTAGACGTTAGCCGCTACTCCCGCGATGGCTGTCTTCAGTGGAGTGCGAACGCTAGTTAAGATCGAACTGGCTGGCATTATCCGACCATCGTTTCGACGTCGATGTAATTACCAAGAAGCCCGATAACTCGATTGAGTAATGATCGGCCCATTCTGTACGGAGAAGAAGAAGCGAAGTCCACTCCCTCGATCTGACCGCCCGCAGCTGTGCGAGATTGGAAGACTTCAATAGATACCGCGTAGATCGCGGACTCGATGGAAGAGTTACCGACGTAGAGAGTCGCAGCTGAATAACCGCTAAGAGTTGCTGTTCCATTTGGAATAATCTGGCGACGAGTTACGTCTGCGCTCGTAAGAGCTGCGGAAAACGAACTGTCTGTAACTTCTGTAACTGTGTGCGTGGCTGTGAATGGAGCTGGAAGACCAGTTACGACGATCGACTGTCCGACTACGAAAGTGTGAACGCGTCGAGTAAAGAACGTCGCGACGTTTGTGTCGAGTTTGTATTCGACGATAGCCGTCGAGTTCTGAATAAGCAGCGGGAGAATCGCTTGCTCGGCTGTGTCGATAATGTCATTTAGATAAGCATCATCGTAGAGAGAAGAGCTAACGCCTAGGACGGATCGCAGCTGTGACGCTGTAATAATTGCTGGCATTAGCTCTTCCCTTCTACTACTCGGCTAGCTCGGGAGCGAACTAGCCGATGATTGATTTCTTCGGATTACGCCTTGTTATTCTTGAATGCGCCAGCTGCGATCTTTGTAGCTAGTGCCCCATAACCGTAGTAACCGACTGTAATCTGGCCAGAAGCGATTACGTCCGCGCGTAGGCGGAAAGTAGGTCCTTCATACCATGTGTAAGCGTCTGGGTTAACGATTAGAAGTGTTCCATCGCCATCGCCGCCGTTAGTTGGATCTACGTAGAGATCTAGTCCCGCTACGTTTCCGATGAGTGAATCTGGACGAACTACGCCGCCCGCATTCTGTGGCTGTGAAGCGTTATAGATTGGACGTCCTGAATCGTTAAGAGTCATCAAGTTAGCCCATTGGCCAGTCGATGCGATAAGTGATTTCGCGAAAGGACGTGGAAGTCCAGCTGTAGCGGAGTAAACAGAAGCCGCACCGCGTGACACAATTCCAAGAAGCTCGGCGGCTGTTGGATAAGTTGCGACTGTAGTCGCGTCTGTCGTTGAGCCTGAAATTAGAATACCGTTAACGTAAGCATTCTCGGCCTTCGCCTTGGCTGCGGCCATGTTACGAATAAGCTCATCGAAGAACGCTGGAGACGTGCGATCGAGTAGCTCTACAGAAAATGTCTGGGAGCCACTGAACTTTTTTACGTCCACTGTAATGAACGCGGCGTTTTGGTCTGTATCAGATGGCGCGCCATCTTCTGCGACTACTGCCACAGTAGGAGCTTGCGTGATCTTAGGGATCTCGAAAGTCATGCCCGCGTCTGGAAGAGTTCCGCGAGAGATTGCGTCGATTGATGGTCGGATAGTTGTAGATAGTCCGTTAACTACTTCTGCCATCTGGCGTGTAGGTACTAGACCCGCGTTATCTGTTGTGTTATCGGCTGCGAGAACGTACTGGCGAGCTTGATCGTCGCCCATCGCTGCGCGAATTGTGTTTTCTACGTACTTAGCAGCTGTGAACTCTAAGCGTGGCTTTGTAAATGATCCGCCTACGATTGGCTTCGCTGCGGCTGTTGTTGACTGAGCAGCTTCGACCGTCTCGACGGTTTCCGCGTTTGTGACGGTGTTGTCCACTTCGTCTCCTTCTGTTGTTGGTGTTACTTCCTCTTCCACTGTGGAATCGGAAAGTTCTTCGGCGACTTCTTCGCCTTCTGTTGCAGCTACTTCACTGACGCGAGCTGAGCGAACCGCTGGCTCGGTTACGAGTGCGACGCCAGTTAGTTCTCCAGCTAGGACGCGCATAGTGCCGTCCTTCTGCATGATGTAATCGTCTACAGCTAATTCGATGGAGAATCCATCGCGAAGTCCGTCCATGGCTTCCACGAGCGCGTCTGAACCCGCTGTCGTGTTTGTAATCTTAAAAACTGCGTCGATGGAATTAGTAGATTCATTTAAGTTCATCTCTAAACTTTTTCCGATGGGTCTTGATCTGTCATGCTCTAAATTAAGTTTTACAGGAGCTGGAGTTATCGAACCTTTTGCGAATACGACTTTCCCAGTCGACGCGTTAGCTTCTTCCTCGAATGCAACGATGCGCCCGCTAATAGTGCGCAAGTTAGAATCCGCCGCTGTTATGTTCATTGGTGTAGTGATTTTCATAGAAGTAGATCCTCTTCTTCTCGGATTTCATCGATCGACATAGCACCGATTCGATTTAGGATTTCGTAAACCTGCGCGCGCTCTAATGGATTACCGCGTAAGAAGTCATCAAGATCGAACTTAACGTCCTGTCCTAGCGGAGTGAAATCACTAAGGCTCATTCGCTGTTCAATAGCTGTCATGAGTGGACGAAGTGAATAATCGATGAGAGAACGACGTTCGCTAAGTGCGTTCGAGTAAGTGAAACTGTTTGGCTCTGCACTGGCGAAATAAGCAGGAAGACCGGCCGCGCGGCAAAGTTCAAGAGCCAGGTATCCGCGAGCTTCGTTAAGTTGAAGATTCTTAGGATCATAACCGACAGTCTCGATCGATACGTCACCGTTTAAGAATGTAACTGCTTTAGAAGTGCGATTCTTAAATGCTGCAATTAACGCAGCTACGCGATCTTTCGGAAGTGCTACGCCAGAGTTCTTTAGAATAGTTTGAGGATTAGGATCGATTGCGAAGTCGTAAGCTGTTTTCTCTAACGCCGAAGCTGCGCGAATAGTGCGGCCAGCTCGATTTAAGATTCCTTCATCGAGTCCAGTAAATACGACTAATTCGCTTGGATCTATTGTCATTCCATCAACGGCATAACCGTCGATCTCTGTTCCGTTGCCGTTAGTCGTAACAGTTACACGAAGAGGATCAATTCTTTCCATCGCTTGAATGCGACCAGTGTCCGCATAGCGTTGCATTACACGCGCGTAACCGTAACCGTAAAAAAGAATGTCTTCTGCAAGCCATGACCAGAACGCCGATCCTGCGATTCGCGGATCTGGCTGATTGATAACACGCGGCTGTTGAACTTTCTCGCCTGTTGCGATGTTGCGAGTGTGCATTCCGAAAGATCCGATAGAAGTGCAGATAATGTTACGCGCGCGAGCCATAGCTGGAACGCCCATAGCTTCCGTACGTGTAGCGGTTTGATTACCCATGAAGTAATAACCGCCGAGAGAGTTAAGAGTGTTTACAGGATAGAGAGACTCCGCTGCGTCAATACTTATCGAAGAAGCTGGAGACGCGGCTTTAACCGACGGAACGAATAGATCGAATAATCCCATGCGGCAATTCTAGAGAAGCCGTTACACCTAGCCCACCATGATGTCAAGATCCGTCGCTGGGCGTGTCGCGTAATGCGTGACTAATGCAGTCGCAACCGTCGCGCAGACAGTCGACTGAGAAGCTCTCCGACCGATAGTCCAGCCACCATCTCCGAACGGAAGTCTCGCAGCTGATAAGATCTGCTTGGATAATTCTGTCTGTTTTGGATCGTGACGTAATCTCTTCGATGTTATAGCTCCTAACAATTCGTCGCAAGCTTGGCCGTACAGTGCGCCATCGATGTCTGAGATCGGAATCCCAGCGGGAACTAACCGCGCAGCTATAGCCGAAGCCGTTCTCTTAGAATAAGCCACTGTCTCGACTGGATACTGTTTGACATAGGGAGCGATGTCGTTAGCGATCGCTTTATCGTCAAGATTTATCGGATTATGCCAAGTGTGAAGAAGCTTCACGAAGAACCGCTCATCGTCGATCTGTTGAGCAGCTACTAACGCGGCGTCTCTACGATTCGGACTTACATCGATTCCCAGCCATGTCGTCTTTTCTGGATCAAGCTCTAAGCCTTCTTCTCCACACTGATTCCATTCTTCGGCGGGGATTGCAGCTGAGATCGTGGCCACCCATCTACATAAGACTTCTGTCTTTACGACATCTGGCGGATCGTTGAGAACGGCCCGAATGTTATCGATGTGGATAGTGTGGCCCAGCGCGGGATTAGCTTTAGCTGCGCCAGTCCAGAACGCTTTAGAATCGTCAATCTTTTCGTAATTAGAACTCCATTCATAGTAAGCGATGTCGTCGCCTTTAGCTGCACTCATTCCGCGCTCGCGTAGACCGTTAAGAACTAGGGAATGCTGATCTCCCGCATTCGATAGCGTCCATAATTGCGGATTTTTCGCCGCCATCATGGTATAGCGCAAGCTGGCCCACGTGGATTCGTCTTTAAGCTCTCGGGTTTCATCTACGAAGACCGTCTCGGGCTTAGAAATACCGCGAGCCGCTGAGCCGCCAGCTTTAACCATGTAACGACCGCCGCCGAACTCGGATTTAAGCTCAATCTCTTCTGATCCATGCGCCCAGCGGATTCGCTTTACTTGTCTGGCTAGATGTTCGTTCTCTTCGATGAGATTTACTAGATCTCTAAAAGTCTCCAGCGACGTAGTAAGTCGATGAGCTGTTCCGATCTGGAGTCCGTCCTGCCATAAGAACAGACCAGCCAGAGCGCGGATCTTCATGAGCGTAGTTTTACCGTTCTGGCGAGCTACGACGACAGTAACGAGCGGGTGCGCCCAGCGACCATCGGGCTTATAGCGATGAGCTTCTAAAGCGACCCATCGCTGCCAAGGCAGAAGCGGAAGCTTGATCGAATCGGCGAAATCGATTAAATCCTGCCCGCGAGTAGGTAAATCTAGGAGTTTAGAGTGGATTCTGGGAGTCGGAGAGCCTAGATAGAGTCCTGTAGTTC